GACGAATACAGCTTGCTGATCGACACAGAACCCGTGCCGTTGGGAGTCAGCGTGATGTTGCCGTTGATACCTTGAGCAATTTGAAGCGTGCCAGAATTTGAGCCATTGTTGGTCGTTAAATTCAAGCTACCCGTACCGTTGGTGGTTAGCGTAGTGTCGGTGTTTGAGTCACCCATCTGCACGCGATCAGCAGATAAGATTACATCGCCTGTACCGTCAGGAGTCAGGGTGATGTTGCCGTTTGCGCCGTTGGCGATCACCACGGTGCCCGAGGTCGTACCGCCGTTGGTAGACAGTGTGAGGTCAGCAGCGCCACCGGTGGTCACTGTGAGAGCGCCCGCACCATTAGATGTCAGGGTGGCTGCGGCAGCAGCGTCGCCAACACGCACTGTGTCAGCGTCCAGTTGAACGTCGCCCGTACCGTTGGGGGCAATCACCACGTTGCCGTTGGTGTCAGTCGAAGACAGGGTGTTGCCGTCAAGACGCAGGTTGTCTACGTTGATGAGTGTGGCCGCAGTTGTTGCGCCAATTGACACACCGTCAATCGTGCCACCGTTGATGTCTACAAGAGCGAGATACGCTGTACCGTCGATGTACAAGTCTTTCCACGAGTTGGCAACAGACCCCAGATCACGAGCGTTGTCAGTCGAGGGCACCAAATCGGTATTGAACCGCGCTGTGGCAGTGATGGTGTCGCTTGTCGCGTTACCCAACGTGGTGTTGCCGTTAATTGTGGCGTTGCCACCTACGGTCAAGTTACCAGTGATGTTGCCATCAACAATGGTCGTCACGCATGAGTTGACGTTGGTGCCATCGCAGAACAAGAACGCAGTGTTACCAGCAGCAACTGCCACGCCTGTACCTGCGGAGGTCTTCAGGGTAACAGCGTAGGATGTGTTGTTCTGCAACACATAGAGCTTGGCTGCGGCAGGGCAGATGATCTCAGCAGCGGCGCTTGGAGCGCCACCACCAGTAGCTGCAACCAGCATGGCGCAACGCGACTCAGAGGTCGTACCGTTGGCTGTGGTCAGCGTGTGGGCGTTGGCAGTCCAAGTATTGATTGTTGAGAGGCCAGCAATGGCTTGCTCAATCATCGAAGTGATGTTGTCGTTAACAACGTCACCCCATGTACCAGAGAGTTCCCCAGTGACGGGAAGCGCCAATTTCAGCGTTGGTGTGTATTGTGTGGTCATCTGTTTACCCTCTTATGTGACAACTTGTTGCCAGCCCGCAGTTTGCGTATCACTCACAGCAGTCCATCCGGGTGCCTGAGCATCATTGATATTTTGCCAGTTTGCTGACTGCCCGTCATCTATCTGGCCCCAAACATTTACTTGTCCTATCTCTCCAGTGGCAGAAACCCCAGTTGGAGTAGCCGTTGCGCCTGCCGCAACCGTCACAGTCCCAACCTCCATCGTGCCAGAAACCCCTGTGGGGTAGACAACAATCGACAAGGCGAAGGATACCTGACCTACCGCGCCTGTGGCTTCTACGCCCGTTGGGAAGATATTGGCTGTACCGGTGGCAACTACTGTGCCAATTTCGCCGGTGGCAGACACGCCTGTGGCGTAAACGATGGCCTCACCAACAATGGTGACGGTGCCTACCGCGCCTGTGGCAAACACGCCTGTGGGGAAGATATTGGCCGTGCCAGAGACCTGTACGGTGCCAAGCTGGGCCGTGCCATAGACCCCTGTGACCTGCACAATGGCGTCTGCCTGCACCACCACAGTACCAACTTGGCCCGTGGCTTGGAGCCCTGACGGGTACACATTGGCGTCTGCCGTTACGTCTACCGCTCCAACGTACCCAGTTGCTTCTACGCCCGTGACCTGTACAACGGCCTCGGCCACCACTGTGACCGTGCCAATTGCGCCCGTGGCGCTGACTCCATCTACAAATACTTCAGTTAGGTTTTCTCCCCACGAGCCTCTACTCCATGGGCCAGAACCCCAGCCTACGTATTCGATAGACGAAGCCACCTATTCACCGTCAGGCGATGCGCAAGATCGCGTTGGTTGCGTCTGCGGCAGGGAACTGAATGGTGAAGTTACCAGCGGTTGAAGTCTTGTCACCACCAAAGTCCAGCACAGCAACCGCAGGGTTGGTTGTGCCGTTGGCCAAGTAGATCAACGCGCCACGCGCAGTGATCGTTGCAGTTGTCCATGTGGTGTCCGCAAAGTCAATGAACGCTGTGGTGCCCGAAGACGTGGGTACTTGACTGACGGTCAGAATGTTGCCACCCGCAGAGTAACCGGTGCCAGAGACTTCGTTGGACGTGCTGTATGCAGTCGTAGCGGCACTTAGGTTAGCGGACGACGTGAACAACGCAATTTTAAAAACTTGAGTCGTGCCTGTATCAAAATCAAAGTCGGCGCTGAGGATGCCGACCTTGAACGATGTGCACATTGCTTGTGTGATTGCCATTTCTTACTCCTTAACTTACTGGATTGCGGACTTGAACAGTGCGATACGTGTCTGTACGTAACTTACCGTCACCCAAATTCTTCAAGAGGCCAATTGCCTGAACATACAGTTGTTGATACTGACCCACCAAGTCTTGCTCACCCTTCATGAAACGGATAGCCTCAACCAGTGCGCCGTTCAAAAGAGCAGAATCAAACTCGGTGCCCAACCACGTGGTACCTGCTGTAACGATGGACTCTGGGTAGTAGCCGTAGTGCAACTCGGCACTGTACGCCTGATCAGGTGTGGGGCCAACAATAAACGCAGAAGCATCGAAGATGGCGTAATACTTGGGGATTGTGCGCGTAGCAGTGACATCCCGTGGGTAGGCTTCACGAATGAAGTTCACATCCTTGTCAATCAAGTAGTGATACTCACCACTGGATTCAATCACGGCCAACGAGTACACATAAAGGAAGTCAGACGGAATCTGGAGATACTTGTTACCAGTCGTCATTGCTCCCGTCACGTTCTTGCGAATAGCAGGAATCTGCACCGTGTTGTAAATCTTTTGTTCAGCCTGTTCGGTGAACATAGCCAACTCCTGCGCAGAAAACTCGTTCTCGCAGATATTTTCAATGTTGGTGCACAACTCGGTGTAGTTCATAAGCTACCTCTTAGGCCATGGGGCCACGGGCCATCTTGCCTTTGGTCTGAGCTTTGCCACCACGCACAATAATGCCGCTGGTTTTGGGGCCAGCATCATCGCGCTTGTAGATGTTTCCAGCAGACATGTTCACAGTGTTCAGGTTACTGTGATCTGGGCCACTACCGGGATTGGTGGACATCTTGACAGGCTTACCCGTCATCGTATGCGGCTCGGCATAGACGCTGGCAGCGCCAACTTCTTTACCCATCATTTTGTGACTGTATTTGGCCATATTAGCCTCCGCGAGATGCGCCGCGCTGATTCATTGCGCGAGCTACGTTACGGCCATAAGCCTTCATTGACGAGCCAGTCACGCCACCTTTGGCAAACTTGGCTGGGCCTTTGTGCATGCGTTTCTCATGCGCTGAAACTTCTTTGTCGGCAATAGCCTTCACTTCTTTCTTGTCCATGATGACTCCTTATGTGATCACAACCGTTACTGTACCAATTTGTCCGGCTCCCACCAAGTTATTTGGTGTAAGTTCGGAATCAAAACTTCGGGACATTCCCACAGGGTTCCACCCCCATTGGATGTTCCGACTACCTTCACCAATCGACCCAGTTGAAGTTGTGCCCGACTGGTAGTACGTATTATCCTTGCGTGGGTTCCGCAATGCTTGCGGATCATCTACAGGGTACATACCCAGTTGCAACTGAGGTTGATCAGGTTCCCAACACTCTCTACAAACCAGCATGTTGACCTGCTTCGTTTTGACAATCAGCGTGCGCAACTCGCGCAAACGGAACTGAAAACCACAACGGTCGCAGATCGCAATCGCAATCTTGCCGGAGGCGAAACGGTTTCCCATTAGCCACCTCCAATGTAGGAGCGACGCGGCACAAACCGAATCGCAGCCTTTTCTCTATCCTCTCCTGCTGCCAAGTTAAACTGCTCGTCGTATGCGGCCTTCAACATTGGTATGCGGTTCTCCAACTCGGGTACCTTCATGGCAATGTGATAGGCCAAACCAGCCGTTACAGCGGGTAAGAACCGGAAGTTCATGTCTGCGGTCTCCACACCCGCCCCAGCGTCTTGGATGCGGCGCATGCGCCAGTACGCAAGCTGGTAGTAGGGCGCGGCTGCGGTGCCTTGGTCTGGGGTTGGCCAGACGGTTACAGCGGGCACTTGAGGCCAATAGACTGCGGCCCCAGCGGTATGTGCAGCGGGAAAGGTGTTTTGTTGGCCACGGCCACAGTTGGAAAGCGTCCCTTGCGTGCTGCCCACAACAGTTGTGATGTAGCCATAGCTGATGATTTCACTGTCCAAACGGATGAACCCTGCCGCTGGCAGCGCCGTTACATCGCTCAGCGTGATGGTGGTAGCAGTTGAGTTGATCGTGGACGACAACAGGCCAGCAGTCAGGCTCTCTTGGCCCGACATGCGCTGAATCCAGATTTGGATTGGGCGTGCCTGCTGTAACTTGTTTGGGATTGTTGCGTACGTGGAAACACTGATGCGCGTGATCGAGAGGTCGGCTTGCGTGGACACATTGCC